CACTGTGGACTTTCGTTATCAATAACAGCGGTTTGGGTACAGGTAGCAACCGAGTGGCATCGGGCTTTACAGTCAAGCTAGATGGTGAAGAGCTAGGCACTATCGGGTTGAGTTACATGGGTCAACGCGGGAAGGTTATCGCTATCTGTAACGATCGTATTGGTAAGGGCAGACAACGATCGGACTCGTATCGCACTGTGGATGCAGACAAAGCTATCCTTATGGCGAAGAAGATGTTCGGCAAAATGAACCCCAACGAGCGTATCAGTAAAGCTAAGGATGCGGCAGAACGTGTAGTGTCTAGAGCGAGCTGGAACAAAGAGCGTGAGCGTACTCAACATCAAAGCCTTGTTAAGAATGAGATGTTGGCGTGGGCTGAGACTAAAGGCAATGCCTTGTTCTTGGAATACCTAAAAGCAGAAGCGATACCCTCACTTAGACACAAGGTTACTGTCTCTATGGAGAAGGTAGAGTTACTCGATACCGAGATGAAGACTATCGAGAAAGTGCAAGAGGACTTTAGTAATAATAAGACCGCATTGGTAGTTAAAGATACAGGTAAGTACCTAGTCAAAATAGGTGACAAGGTAGACCTATACGATGATAATACGCTCCCCGTGGATATGCGTATGAAGATGGGTATGCTTAAACTTGTGGAAGATGAGCAGTATCTCACCGATGTGGGTTGCAAGGTAACAAATGAGATATTTGTTTTGTTGGTCGATGAGCTAACAAATGTTAGCAAAGGAGTATGAAATGAACGAAGAAATTAAATATAGCTCAAGGGCTATCCCCCTACGGGGGTGTAACGACCCCAAGTTTAAATATTTTAGCGCCGCCAATACCGATATACGCAGAACATGGCGTAAGGCACGCTTGCTTATACGCATCACCAAAGGGGCAGCGTATGAAAGCCGTACTTGAATACACGTATCCACAAGACGAGGGCAAGCTCAAGCACGCGCTAAAAGGTGAAGAGTATTACCTAGCGTTGGTTGATATTGACCGGATGCTATCAAGTGGGCAAGTGGATAGGAACTGTGATGAGGCAGTACATCGAGTAAGAATATTTTTAGATGAGGTACTAGCCGAATGAACGGATTTGTAAACCGACAACTTCAACTTGGAAGTAGGCAACCTGTACACAAGTACAAGCTATGCAACAAGTGCGAAGAGTTAAAGCCCCCCGAGGGGGGAATCGAATTGTCCCCACAAAGGTGGTCATGCGCTAGATGTTGGGCTAACAAAGTAATTTCAGGGAGTTTACTAAATGCCAAGACCTAAACCGCCCGAGAAACTATTGGGGAGACAGGTACGAATGTCGGACAGGCATTGGTTAATACTGCAACAGCTTGGTGGTGCGCAATGGCTACGTGAGCTATTGGATAAGAAAGCACCAATGCCTAAGAAATACTACGAGGGATTATTAAATGACAACAGGAATTGAATACCTAAAACCGGAACAACAAAAGAAAGGGCGGGGGCTTGGTAAGAAACCCGCACTATCTTGTACGAGCTTGCGTCTACCAAAGGATGTGATGGATTACTTCAACACAAACTATGCGTATACAAAGCAAGCCAAAATGAGAGAAGTTCTTACCGAGTACGTTAACAACCAAACAGGAAATAAATCATGATCGAATTAGCAACAATACCAAAAGCAACCAAGTCAGCACAAATCCGTAACTACGTTGCGTCTAACCCAAAGGCTAAGTCAGTAGACGTAGCCAAGGCGATAGGCGTAACCCCTGCTTATGTATCCACAGTATTGTGGAACGCAAAGAAGAAAGCCAAAATAGCGAAGAAGCTTGGGGGGATGCAAAAGAAGAAAGCCATGACTGACAAATCTAACTGGAAGACGATTGCGTTTGCTTCATCGGACATTCCTTTTTATAAGGATTCGGTTACGGATACGACACCCAAGCGTATGGCACAACTTGCGTATGAAGCGGGGGTAGCAAAAGCAAAGTTGCGTATGCAAGGACAACGCCAGATCGAAATGTTTGAGCCTAAGCCCGACCCGGTCAACAACCCTGCTCATTACACAGTAGGTGGAATCGAGACGATCGACTTCATCGAAGCTAAGAAGCTCGGGTACAACCTTGGCAATGTGATTAAGTATCTGACTCGTGCCGACCACAAAGGCAACAAGTTGGAAGACTTGCGCAAAGCACAATGGTATCTGACACGTGAGATTAATTCGCTCAAGTGACACCTAACATTTGTTAGAACTAAGCCCGTCTAGTGCGGGCTTTTTTTCGTCTGTACTATTGACAAAGTAAAAAGTTATGCTATTATCAAGACTTGAAAAACTTCTTGGAGTATCAGATGAATGAACGTATGGACAACGCACTTGCCCTTGCCGACAAGTGTTGGTCAAAGGCAAGCAAAGCAAACCCCGAGTTTGTTGAGCGCTACTTAGAGTTAGCAGAAGAGTTGTTAGTGTCTAAACCAGTTGTTCTCGGCGATGAGTTCCGAGAGTACTGCGGCAAGAAACTTTTATTCCGACCCAAAGAACTGCACCCTAACGTATGGGTATCAGGCGTACGCACTTTGAGTACGCTCGGATGGATTGCCCACAATGGTTACACGACACCGACCAAGTCACACAACCACATGCCCTCGGTCTCAGTATGGAAGAGCATGATCTATGGCAACGACACCTGAAGCCAAGGTCAAGGCAAAGATCAAGGCTATCTTAAAAGCCCACAACATCTACTACGCTATGCCTATCGGCACTGGCTACGGCAATAGCGGTGTGCCTGACTTCCTGTGTTGCGTGAACGGCAAGTTCGTAGCGATCGAAGCCAAAGCTGGCAAGGGACAAGCAACCGCGCTACAACTAAAGAATCTAGAAACGATCAACGCATCGGGCGGTTACACATGCATCATTCGTGAAGACAACCTTGAATACCTAACAAATGTTATATCGGAGTGCATGCAGTGAACATATTAACAATCGACTTCGAGACATATTATTCTCGGGAGTTTAGCCTAACAAAAGTTACCACGGAGGAATACGTTCGTAGCCCACAGTTCGAAACTATTGGCGTAGCCGTACAGGTCAACGATGGTGAGCCCAAGTGGTTTAGTGGCGATGGTGAATCCATGCACCAGTTCCTTACCCGATACGATTGGGCTAACAGTTTGGCGCTTGCGCACAACGCCCCGTTTGATGGCGCAATTTTGAAGTGGGTCTACGGCATCAGCCCCAAAGGTTGGCTTGATACTTTATCTATGGGTAGAGCCTTGCATGGTACGCAAGTAGGCGGTAGCTTAAAGGTGCTGTCAAACTTCTATGGGCTTGGCGAGAAGGGTACAGAGGTAGAAAATGCATTAGGTTTGCGGCGTCAGGACTTCAGCCCCGAGCAGTTAGCTCGCTATGGCGACTACTGCAAGAACGACGTTACGCTTACGTGGGAATTGTTTGGGGCAATGAGCAAAGGCTTCCCGCCTATTGAGTTGCGCCTGATTGATTTGACTGTTCGCATGTTTACCGACCCTGTGTTGCAGTTGAATGGAGACCTTATCAAAGACCATTTGTTGCGGGAGAAGCAACGCAAGGAAGAGCTACTCGAGAACTTCGACAAAGACGACCTGATGAGCAACGTAAAGTTTGCCATTATCTTGGAAGGCTATGGTGTATCACCACCGATGAAAGTCAGCCCCGCAAACGGCAAGCAAACCTTTGCTTTCTCTAAGACAGACGAAGAGTTCAAGGCATTGCTCGAGCATCCGAATACACAGGTTCAATCTTTAGTGGCAGCGAGACTGGGCACTAAGTCTACGATAGAAGAGACAAGAACTGAAAGGTTTCTTGGTATTGCCAAGCGTGGCTCGTTGCCTGTACCCCTACGCTACTATGCCGCCCACACAGGGCGGTGGGGTGGGGATGACAAGCTCAACTTGCAGAACCTACAACGTACATCTCCGCTGAAGAAGGCAATCATTGCCCCGGACGGATACATGATGATTGATTCGGACTCATCACAAATTGAAGCCCGTACGCTAGCATGGCTTGCGGAACAAGACGACTTAGTTGACGCATTTGATCGGGGTGAAGATGTATACAAAATCATGGCATCTGCTATCTATAGCAAGGACGTCACAGAAATTACGAAGGACGAGAGGTTTGTTGGTAAGACCACTATTCTTGGGTGCGGATACGGAATGGGTGCGAAGAAGTTCCAAGCTCAACTCAAGAACTTTAATGTGGAGATTACGTTGGACGAAGCGACACGGATTATCGACACGTACCGCGCAACGTATCCGAAGATTACTGAGCTATGGAAGTCTGCGGCGACAGCCCTCAAAGCTGTATTACAGAATCAGCAGACCACATTAGGCCGAGGCGATATTTTAAAGATAGATGGCAATAGCGGTGTTTTACTTCCCAATGGTTTGTACCTACGCTATCCCAACCTGCGCATACTTGAGAACGACGAAGGTAAGTCGGAGCTGGTGTACGACACCAAGAAGGGCAAAGCAATTATTCCGACACGCATTTATGGTGGTAAGGTAATTGAGAACGTGTGCCAAGCGTTAGCCCGTATCGTGATTGGTGAGCAGATGCTCTTGGTTGCGAAGAAGTACCGAGTTGTGATGACTGTGCATGATGCCATCGCTTGTATTGCACCCGAAGCAGAAGTTGAAACTGCTTTGGAGTACGTTGAGATGTGCATGCGCACCCGCCCGGATTGGGGTATGGAGTTACCGCTGAACTGCGAAGCAGGATATGGAGCAAGCTATGGAGAATGTTAAGAAAATTTCAAGGGTACGACTTAGTTCCGTTGTTTCGTTTGCGTTAATGGCGGGGCTTATCCCAGATGGTCAAGAAGAAAAAGACATTGACGAAATTGAGATTCGCGGTGACTTTGCTAATCTTTTGCAGTTTGTAGAGTTGATGTACCAAACCAAAGAAGATGATGAACATTTTGAAGAATTCCTAAAGAAAGGCTTAGATGATTTATGAATGACGATGACGATATCCAAGAATACATAAGCTATAGAGAGGCTTTCCCCAAGCGTGAGTGCGTCATGCCTGTTGACCGCAATGATGTATTGGAAGAAGTAGCCAAAGAGTTTGACAGCATGAAAGCTTTTGGTGATACATCAGCAAGCTTTGCCGCTTTTGTGCGGGGTATGAAGCGATGATTAAGTACGACGGCTATGACGAAGCAATCATAGGCCCAGCGAGCATTTGGCGTGACAGTACTATGGTATCCGTACTGGTTTACGACGCGGAAAAGATACGAGAAATCCTTATGCGAGACGGCATGGATGCCGAGGAAGCTAGGGAGTTCATTGAGTTCAACATTGAAGGCGGCTATTTGGGTGAACAAACACCTGTGCTAGTTTGGCCTAACGACATTTGGGATGAAGAATGAATCAAATTAAAGCAATTGAAACTACGTACAAAGGCTATCGCTTTCGCTCAAGGCTGGAAGCGCGATGGGCTGTGTTCTTTGACACCTTGGGTGTACCTTGGAAGTACGAGAGTGAAGGGTATGAAAAGGAAGTTGATACTGTCGATGGAATTAAAAACCTTAGATACTTACCTGATTTTTTCTTACCTTGCCGTTGGGGTAAAGGGGGTATGTTTGTAGAGGTCAAAGGCAACAAAGACGGGCTAAAAATAGATTGGGAACACAATGCAATGATGCACGATTGGGGTAGCATACTTCCCGACTTTGCCGACTCAGTTGGTAAAAGTAACGCAGGGTTGCTCTTGCTTTCCGAAGTGCCTGAAGCATCCCCCAATAAAATTTACTTTCACCCAGTACTTCAGCACAGCAAAGGTCTAATTAAGAGTTATGGGTTCTTTGGTAGAGATGGGTTATCGGTTATAGATGATTCGCCGTTAGCCGAACTGCTAGACGTCAAACCCGTGTATAACTTGGACTCGTCAGGGGATGATTGGGGTATTGACACCAAGTACGTAACGGCAGACAGACACTACCCGCACGTGGTAAAAGCTTATGCCGCCGCACGTGGTGCTAGGTTTGAGCACGGCGAAGGTCAACCACAAGCAAAACCTGTAGTACAACCAAGATACGTGCCCGGGCCGTATCTTTAACAGAAAGACAGTATGAGTATCGTTTGGTCATTCAGTAGCCTGAAAACATTTCAACAGTGCCCTAAGAAGTACTACCACACCAAGATAGCCAAGGACATTGTTGAGCCGGACACACAGGCAACACTGTATGGAAAGACAGCTCATACTGTGGCAGAGGAATACATTCGTGATGGGGTGCCGATCCCTGAACAGTTTGCTTATATGCAAGCTACCCTAGACGTCCTAAAAGACATCCCCGGAGAGAAGTTATGCGAAGTAAAACTTGGGTTGACGAAGAACTTAGAGTCGTGCGAATTCGATGCTCCGAATGTATGGTGGCATGGGGTAGCGGATTTGGTGATTATCAATCGGACAACGGGGACGGCACACTCCATAGACTACAAGACAAGCAAGAGTGCGAGATATGCGGATGTGAAGCAACTGGATCTTGTCGCCTGTGGATTATTCGCCAAGTTTCCGGAGATTCGAAAGGTGAAGTCGGCTCTCTTGTTTGTAGTCAGCAAGGAATTCGTGCGGGCTATGCACTATACAGAAATGGTAGAGAAATATATTGAGCCTCTCGCCCGAGATGTTGCAAGAATTGAGGCGGCGTTAGAAAATGGGGTATGGAATCCAATCCAAGGCCCACTGTGCAAGTTCTGCTCAGTGAGAGAATGTGAATACAACAGGAACTAATATGCCCTACGTAAATAAACCCCGCCCATATAAAAAAGAATATCAGCAGCAAATTGAGCGTGGTGAAAGCCCAGCTCGCTTAGAGCGTCAGCGTGCTAGAGAAGGTATAGATAATAAAAATGCAGACAAAAACAAAGATGGACGTGCCGACGTCCGCGAAGGAAAAGATGTTGCTCATATCAAGGCGCTATCTAAAGGTGGCTCTAACAAGAACGGAACCAAACTTCAAACCCCATCAGCCAATCGATCATTTAAGCGTGGATCAAACCACAAAGTCGTATCAGAAGTAAGTACTAAGGAACGTAAGAAAAAATGAACCTATCAGAGTATACGTGGCCTCGTCCTCCGGGGTTCACGCCATTCGAGCATCAGAAGACAACATCAGAATTCCTTATAACAAACCGCAAGGCGTTCTGTTTTAACGAGCAAGGTACAGGTAAGACAGCATCAGTTATTTGGGCAGTCGATTACTTGATTACCATTGGATTAGTGAAGCGTGTATTAGTGATCTGCCCTTTGTCGATCATGAAGTCGGCTTGGCAGAATGATTTGTTTAAGTTTGCCATCCACCGCACCGTATCAGTCGCTTATGGAGCCGCACGTAAGCGCAAAGAGATTATTAGTCTTGGTGCCGAGTTCGTTGTTATCAACTTCGATGGTGTGGGCATCGTCAAGAAAGAAATCATGGCGGGTGGGTTTGACCTCATCGTAGTGGATGAAGCGTCAGCTTATAAAAATGCGCAGACAGAGCGTTGGAAAGACCTACGAGACCTAACAAAAGTTATCAAGGGCTTGTGGATGTTGACTGGTACGCCTGCCGCACAGTCACCTGTGGATGCTTACGGATTGGCAAAGCTTGTGAACCCCAAGGGTGTGTCGCCTTTCTTTGGTCAGTTCCGCGACACAGTGATGATGAAGCTTACTATGTACAAGTGGATACCCAAGCCAACTGCACAGCTAATCGTTCACAAAGCATTACAGCCAGCCATTCGGTTTGAGAAAGCCGACTGCCTTGATTTGCCGCCCGTTACGTTTGTTGAGCGAGATGCACCATTGACACCGCAGCAGTTAAAGTTCTACAACATACTAAAGAAGCAGATGTTGATTGAGGCTGCTGGCGAAGAAGTATCAGCCGTTAACGCTGCCGTACAAATTAACAAACTCTTGCAAATAGCTGGAGGTGCGGTGTATACGGATACAAGCGAAGTTATTGAGTTTGATGTGAGCAGTAGGCTCAACGTAGTTCAAGAAGTAATTGAAGAGTCAAGCCACAAGGTGCTTGTGTTTGTTCCGTTCACGCACACCATACAATTACTTGAGAAGCATTTGCAAAAAAACAACATCACGTGCGAAGTAATTAACGGCGCGGTTCCTGTAAATAAACGTTCGGATATTGTCAAACAGTTTCAAGAGCAACAAGAACCAAAAGTACTAATCATCCAACCGAAGGCGGCGTCACACGGGTTAACTCTAACTGCCGCCAACACAATTATTTGGTATGCTCCATGCACAAGTGTTGAAACGTACTTGCAAGCCAACGCACGTATCGACCGCCCCGGGCAAGTTAATAACATGACAGTCGTACACATTACGGGTAGCCCCATCGAGGCTAAGATGTACACGATGCTTCAGGGCAACATCAACAACCATCAAAAAGTAATTGATCTGTACAAGCAAGAAATTTCTTCGGAAACTCTTGACAATGTAAAAAGTTAGAGTACACTTGTATTTGTGTGGCGGTGGTAGGTGACGGGTTAGCGCCGTTACAAACCTCCATAGTTTTGAAACACACTGCTTTATGTGAACTGCTACTGTCACACACCCAACCATTAGGAGAATTAGATGGACGAAGAAGTCAAAGACAGAGTTACCTCTATGGACTTAGCAAAGCTAACGTCTATTTACATCAAGATCAGAGATAAACGTGCCGACAATAAGCGCATGTTTGAAGCTGAAGACAACGACCTCAAAGAGCAAGCAGAAGTGTTAGAAGCACAGATGCTTGATATATGCAAAGACATGAATGCTGATAGCATTCGCACCCCACACGGCACAATTATTCGTTCGGTAAAGTCACGGTACTGGACGAATGATTGGGATTCAATGTACGACTTCATAGAGGAGCATGGTGCATTTGGCCTGTTAGAGAAGAGACTTCATCAAACAAACATGAAGGAGTTTTTATCTGAGAATCCCACAGTTCTTCCACTTGGCCTCAATGTGGAAAATGCTTATACCGTGGTTGTTAGACGTTCTAAGGAAAAATGAAATGAGTAATCTTACTATTCTCAACCAAGACCTCCCCGACTTTCTGCAAACTGCAGGGGTTAGTGAGCTCACAAAACAATTAGCCGGTAAGTCTGGCGTTAAGCGCATCGTGCCTAAAAACGGAATCTTCCGTAAAACGGTCGGTGGTGAAGAGATGGGCAAGATCAAGGGCAACCTGAACGCCATCATCGTTAATGCGTCCCCTGCTGTGGGTCGTATCTTCTATGCAAAAGCATGGAGTCCCGATGCTGAGCCGACTGCGCCCGACTGCTTCTCTAATGATGGTCGTACGCCTGATGATGGTGCGACAAACAAACAAGCTGAGCGTTGCGATAACTGCACCCAAAACACCAAGGGTTCAGGTATGGGCAACTCAAAGGCTTGCCGTTACTCACGTCGCATTGCGCTTGTGTTGGAAGAAGACTTTGGTACTTCACTCGAAGGCGAAGTGTATCAAATGAATTTGGCTTCTAAGTCATTGTTCGGTGACGGTACTGGTGAAAATTCACATACATTTGAAAACTACTCTAAGTACTTGTCCAACAACGGCAAGAGCTTGGACTACGTTGTTACGCAGATCAGCTTCAACGAAGAGAACGATAACCAGTCTGTACTGTTCACGCCGACTGGTTACATTAACAAAGCTCAATATGCTGTGACTAGCGAAGTAGCTAAGAAGCCTGACGTGCTGAAGATGGTCGTTATGACACCATACCAAGCTGACATGGCAGGTAAAGCCGCTAAGTTAGAAGCACCGAAAGCCGCCGCGCCTAAAGCTGAGTCTCCTATTGAGGAACCCACTAAGCGTGAAAAGAAAGCCGACCCTAAACCCACAGTTAAAAAAGACCTTGACTCTGTGGTGAAGGCTTGGAGTGACGAGGATTAATATGCCCTATGGTTACAGCCAAAGCTTGGTGTATGCAAATAGAAAAGCAAGCATCAAGTCTTTGGGTGTGGCCTTGGGTCGTGTTTGTATCCGCGCAAACATCAGCGTTAGCGAAGTTGCAGGGTTCTTCGGGGTGACTCGGATGACTATCTACAATTGGTTTAAGGGGGATTCTGTCCCCTACCATAGCTACGATGAAGCCATTAGCGATTACATAAACCATACCCAAGCCACCATCCAAATAAAGTAAAACATGTCATCTTTCGATCTACTCGATACGGTACTGCCACCGGAAGGGCGCTACTGTGTGATGGGGATTGGTAAGTATCCTGACCAGAATTTTGTAGATACTAAGGAAGAGGTTGAAGAGCTAGCGCAGCAGTTTGTTAAACGCAAGATTGACGTATTCTTTGGATGCGCCAAGTACGGATCGTTAAACAACCGCACTCATGAGAATGCAAAATACTTCCGTGCTCTGTGGATGGACATTGACTGTGGCCCAACCAAAGGTGTACCCGACAAAAAAGGCATTATCAAGGGCTATCTCGATCAGCAAACCGGACTCGATGAGTTCAAGAAGTTCTGCATTGCGGTCGGCTTACCAAGGCCAATACTAGTAAGTTCTGGTTACGGCATACATGCGTACTGGCTACTAGAAGAAACAGTGTCTCGCCGAGAATGGGAGCCACTAGCCAACAGGCTTCGTGAGTTGTGCGTTGAGCAAGGGTTGATTGTGGACTCCTCAGTCTTTGAGGCTTCACGTATCCTGCGCATCCCCGGCACATTCAATTTCAAACAGGAAGAGCCCAAAGAGGTAACAGTACTAAACGAACTGACGCCTCGCATGACATACCAAGAAGTTAAAGACTTGCTTGGTGCGCCTGAACCAAAGGACGACGTACCTGACTTCATCCCGCGCTCATTGAGCCCGATGATGGAAGCGCTCATGGGTAACAAGGTCAAGCGGTTTAAGACGATCATGATGAAGGGTGAAGGTGGGTGCGCCCAACTTAATCACTGCTTTGAAAACCAAAACGATATTGAAGAACCGTTGTGGCGCTCCGCTCTTTCTATTGCGGCTTTCTGCGTAGATGGAGACAAGGCTGCACATAAACTGTCGAACAAACATGAGGGTTACGATGCCGTAGAAGTTGATAATAAAGTTAACAACCTACGTAGCAAGGGTGGCCCACATCACTGCGCGACATTTGCAAAACTCAATCCGCAAGGTTGTGAGGGTTGCATCCATAGAGGCAAAATTAAATCGCCCATCATGCTTGGTGTTGAAATTGAACAAGCCGAAGCAGAAGATAACGAATATGCCGTTGAAGATAAAGACGGTGAGGTTGAGATACAGCACATACCAGAGTACCCATTTCCGTTCTTCCGTGGCAAAAAGGGTGGTGTTTACATCCGCCCCGAAAGCGAAGACGACGAAGCCGAGCCAAAACTTGTGTACGAGCATGACTTATACGTAGTCAAGCGCATGCGCGATCCTGAGCTTGGCGAGATAGCTTTGTTTCGTTTGCACTTACCGCATGACGGTGTCCGAGAGTTCAGTATCCCCACGATGGGTATCTCTTCACCTGATGAGTTGCGCAAACAGTTGGCACATAACGGAGTTGTAGCCCACAAGTCACAGTACGAATTGCTTGCAAGGTATGTTGTTTTCTTTATAAAAAATTTGCAATACATTAAAAAGGCAGAAACCATGAGAACTCAGTTTGGTTGGGTCGAGGGGAACAGCAAGTTCATCCTCGGTGATAGAGAGATTACAAAAGACGGAGTGTTTTACAGCCCGCCGTCAAGCGTTACAAAAGATATTGCCGCAAAGCTAATTGCCAAAGGCACGATGGAGAAGTGGAAAGAAGCGTTCAACATGTACGCTAGGCCGGGGCTTGAACCCCATGCGTTTGCCGCACTCACGGCATTCGGCTCACCACTGTTGAAATTTACAGGTCTTGAAGGTGCGATCATTAACGTGATTCACCCCGAGTCTGGTTCAGGTAAGTCGACAGCGTTGTTTATGTGCAACAGTGTGTATGGTGAACCCAAGGGGTTAACCTCTATGTACAAGGATACGTTCAACGCAAAGATGCACCAGCTTGGCGTGATGAACAATCTGCCTAACACCATTGACGAGATTACCAACTTGAGTGGCATGGAGTTCTCTGACTTGGCGTACAGCATTAGCCAAGGCCGAGGCAAAAACAAAATGAACGGGCAGACCAATACGTTGCGTGTTAACAACACTAGCTGGCAGGGTATGACTTTGTGCTCGGCAAACGCCAGCTTCTATGAAAAGTTAGGTGTAGCAAAGAATACGCCCGATGGTGAGTCCATGCGTCTACTTGAGTACAAGATTGAACCCAACGGCATCATTGAGGTGCAAGAGGGTAAGCAGATGTTTGACCACCAACTGCGTGAGAACTTTGGGCATGCGGGCGAAATCTACATCCAGTGGCTTGTTAATAACTTGGAAGAAGCAATAGCCTTGGTGCGCAAGATTCAGGCTCGGCTTGATAGAGAAGTACAGTTTAATCAGAAGGAGCGTTTCTGGTCAGGTGTGTCGGCGTGTAACATAGCTGGTGGTTTGATTGCATCCCAACTAGAACTGCACAACTACGACATGAAGGCTGTGTACGACTGGCTTAAAGGCATGTTAGGTGAGATGCGGTTTGAGATACAAGCACCAAACTCAACACCCGTAACAATCCTTGGTGAGTTTGTTAACGCCCATATTATTAACGCTTTAGTTGTAAATGGTGAGGTCGATGCTCGTAGTAACCTGCAGTCTATGCCTATGCTCGAGCCCCGTGGAGAGTTGCTCATACGCTACGAGCCAGATACCAAAGAACTCTTTATTGCGGCCAAGCAATTTAAAGACTTTTGCGTCAAACAGCAGATTAATTACAAGACCACCTTGAAAGAGTTAGGTAACGCCAAGATTTATTTAGAGGGTGTGAACAAGCGAATGTCCAAAGGCATGAAGGTTGTATCCCCCGCAGTTCGGGTGCTGAAGTTTGACGCATCAGCCACCGAGTTCTTACAGATGGACGCCCTTGTAGCTACAGATGAAAATCGAGACGGTGACGTATCAAATTGATTGGTCTAAATTTCGGCGTGGCTACTCTTTCTTTGTACTCTGCATTGACGAGAAAGCCGCCCGGCAAGAAATTACCGCAATCTGTAGGCGGTTAAAGATACCTGTGGTTACAAAAGTAGTTATAGAAGAAGGCGTAAAAGGCTTGCGCGTATGGCGGGTTTAATTTAAACTAAACCCTGAGATTTTCTGAGTTGGTTGCTATTCTCCTCTTATCCCCGGCTAATCACTGGGGATTTTTTTATTTGCTAGCCATACCAGTCAGCTCTACCTTGCGCCGCTCTTCCATTTCTTTTTCCCTGCGCTCAAGCTTCTTCTCAAGGTTGCTAATAGCTTCGTCACCTATACCGTAGAACTTCTTAGTTGTAGTTACACCGGCTGGTGCTTTTTGACGTTGTTCGTCTTTTGTTTTCAAAGATTTCTTAATGTCTTTGATCTTCAACGAGTAGTCTGGGTATTGCTTGTTAAACTGTTCAACGTCTTTATCTATGATGTTGTCAAACTTAGCATCACCTTCGTCCGTACCTTTACGGTTTTGAATATCCAACTTGCGCAGTATCTTGTTGCGTTCGTTCAGGATATCCTGTTCTTTAGACAGCATTTTGAAACCAGCTTCTTTAACACTAGCGGTAAGCGCGGGGGCAAAACCAATTATTTGGCCAACTTTTTCAGACGTCTTAACGTTTTCAGGCGCAACTAGCTCCACACCTGTTGCCGACTTGATACCTTCAACGTTGTATTTCTGCGCAAGTAAGAAGTCTCTAATTGGTTTAGGCATCATCTTCTCGTTGCCCTTTTCATAGTCCCCAAGCATGTACTGCTCAACAGCATCAAGCATACTGGTTGTTACGCTTAAAGTGGGGCCACCAAAATACGCAGCCAAGAAACCTGCTGCGGCTTCTTTAACATCTTTAGTAGACTTACCGTCTTTTGCCCAAATGTCATTGAGACCAATCCTTGAGGATATGCTCCAACCTGTAACAGCATTAATAGGGCCGTCCATAATCCATTCATCAAGGGGCACACCGCCAACTGAATACTCACCAAACTTTTGCGGCATGTAGACTTCTCTGAGCCACATCTCTGGATCCATGTCTTTAAGTTCTTCAGGTAAGTCTTCCTCATCTACCTTGTCTTTAAGCCCAGCCACAATACCGTGAATCAATATGGAGTAAGCAGGTATACCAGCTAATCCTGCTATAGACCCAGCAGTCATGTAGATACCAATAAACTTAGCCAGCGCTTCTTTTTTACCCTCTTTGTTAAAGAACGGAATCATCTTTAAGAAGTTACCAACTAATTGCTGAATCATAACTACGGGGTACATCTTCATTGCAAACGCAACACGCCCCACACCACGTTGCATCCAACGTGGTTTGTTTGTAGTCTCATAGTCGCCGAGCGCCTCACGAGTGTCATCAGCGGCTTGTTTAATTGCGTCGGCTTCGGACAGTCCACGTTGTTTGCCCAAACGATACGAAGCTAGGTACACCACCTCACGGGTTAAGCGCTCCATGTTGTGCATCAATGCACCAGTTATAAGATACGCGGCTTCTTTGCCCCTACCTCTGACACTTTCTAAATCGGATACGGGGGTCTGAGAGTAATCGTACACCTGTGCAACGTAGGTAGACTGCGCCACATTCATGCGGGTCATAGCTTGAATAGCCCGCTTCTCATCTGCAGGTAAGTTCTTGGCGTTAGCAATACTGGGGGCAACGTAGCGGTGCGTGCCGTCTACATTCTCTTTAACAACACCGTACTGATTTAAGTACGTTATCATTTTTCCAAGTTCTTTTGCCGTTCTAATAGGCGAGAAGCCATGGTTAGCCGCCAAGATAGGCAGGGCAGAGACATATATAGATATAGGCTGGATCAACGCAGTCGACGCACTAGTAAGTGTCCACAGGTATGTAACTCTGTTAGCTACTCCAGCAACCGCATCCCAAACGTCTTGTGGTTTTGGCGACAACACAGTTGCTACACGCCGTTCCAACTCTTTTACATACGGTAGTAATTGCTCTCTACCTACGATGCTATCTCGTGCGGCAGAAGTAACGTTACGCATCTTTTGCGCATACTTGAGGCGGGCCAACTGCACAGACATTTTTGCGGCTGTTTTAGCCACATTCTGAATAAAGTCGGTTCTATAACCACCACGGCCTTTACGATGGCGGAACATCAGACGGAAGCTTTGCTCGGGCATTGTGTTCAAGAACACTTGGTACACAGAGTCTTTTAGATTCTCTTTGTAGGCGTTTGTTGTGCCTTCTGTATCCCCAGCAGGTAGCTTAATAGCATCAATTGCTCTAAAGATAGAAGTCAGCAGTTGGCTAGAGTCTCTTGCAGTGTTACGCAAAGCATCAAGGTCGTCGCCTAACTCCATCTCTCCTGAGTCACGCATCTCCTCAATGGACTGTCTTTTTTCTCCGGCAATACGTGCGGCATCTTCGTCACGTTCTGTTGCGGATTCGTAAATATAAAACGCTCTAGTAGGAGAGGTTGATTTACCAACGGCTAACCAGAAGTCACCTTCGTCACGCACAAATGGGAAGAAGGGTTTGATCCGATCTTTAGTTTCGTACGTCTGACGAATAACAGCGGCTAAATTGCTTTTAACTTCGTCAGTTAAACCAGAGATACCACGCACTTGCTCATCTAATAGCTCAATGAATAAGTCGCCCATGTCGACGTAGTAGTCACGCCACATTTTGTACAACTCTTGGCCTTTTGCGCCGAGTGCTTTGTAACCGTTGTCAAATACTTTGTCCCGCACCTTTTGCGTTGTATCCGACGGATCGTACTGAGCATCCGTCGTTTTGTATATCATCTGGGTTAACTTTTCTTCCAAAGTCTTGTCGGCTTTAAAAGCATTACGTGTTACACGGATGCGTTCTTCTGCGGCCTCAAGCAGTGCTTTGGTCATACCCTTCATGTCATTGTGCAAGTCTAGTGCTTGTTGTACTTGCGGCAATTCGCCTTTAACCCAGTCAGCCAAAAAGTCCCAAGTTGGGAGTCGCACTGCCACTGCACGCTGGGCGCTATTCATTTTTTTCCAAGCGCCCTTGAACAGTATCTTGGCTTTCTCTGGGTCTCTAATCTTTTGCAGCATTCCAGCGTTCTTAACTTTTTGAGAGTCCGCAGATTGCTGGTACGTAATCTCAGCCTTTACGCGAGCCTTAGTAAGTTCTTTGGCGGTGCGCAGTTCTTTTTGCTCCCCCTTATCCGCGTCTTCGTCAAACTCAGGAGGGGTGTAATTAATCTTTTGTGGTAGTGCGCCACCTTTTGTATCGACTGCGGTTAGTCTTGTATCAAGCATCTTGTCAGTAATGTCGACCAGATCAGAGAACGCAGTAGCTTCACCTTGTTTAACACCGAACAAATCGCGGATGCTATCGACAAAACCAGAGAAGCCTGTGCCACGTTTACCCTGTACGCTCATTAAGAACTTCTGAAATTCAGGGCTAGACATGCCATAAGCTAAGAACTCATGGGGGTCAGAAAATACACCAATAGATACTTTGCCCGTTCTGTCGCGGTCAGTAGTGCCTTCAATCATTTTTTGCACTTCTGGGGATAACTCGCCAAACAGCACGCCTTCTTCATACGCTTCTTGCGTACGTTTCATCAGGCTTTCCATCTCGCGCATAAACTTCTGCAGGCTAGCGTTTTTAAACCCTTTGAATAGACCTGCGTCAATACGACTAGCCGTTGCTGCGTGCAGCAATTCGTGCAACACTGTTATAACGTTTATACCTTGTTGGTCTCCGAAACTACTACCACGCACGTATATGGTACGTTCTTTAGATCCCGGGGTATAAACAAACAAACCACGCGCACCGCTTAGCTGAGCCGGTGCTGGATCACCCTTCTCAACCACCACAAACTTAACGTTAATTACAAAGTTACGGATGCGCTGCGCTACAAACCGTTGGAATAGATTACCAGTCTTAATGATGTGCGCAATTGCTTGTGAACCGTTAGTCAGCCCGCTAAACCCTGTGTCGGGTTTGGCTACCTTTGCTTCAGAAGAGCGCAAACCTTTAGGTATGTCTTTTGGATCAATATCGTCCTCAAGCATTTGCTTAGCACGTTCACGTGCAGCTTTAGGCACATTTGGGTCAACTGCGGCATCACTAATGTACAGTGCTGAGTTTCTAGCTTCTTTGTCATCCGTAGTTGAGTTGTACGTTTCAAGCGCTGATTCCAACCTATTAATTTCGTCACGCGCTTCTTGGTCTATCTCAGTAGTACCATCTTCTGACGGAGCTTTAGCTGGTCGACCTCGGCCTGTAGAAGCAAGTGCTTTGTCTAGGCTTGCTTGATTCTTAGCAATTAATGCAGCATCGCCTTTATCTTTAGACCTTGCCAGATTAACAGCCGCAATAGCTTGCTTCTTGTTCTTGTAAGTTGCAGTTACTTCACCATCTGTAACGTGGTCAAACCCACCTTCGGAGTTTTCTGTAACTACGTGGCGTTGCTGAACAGGTGGCCGACCACGTTTGCCTTTGCTTACTGCTCCGGCTGGTGGTGCTTCTTGTCCTTCTTGCGTTGTTTTGATGGTTTCAGAGGTTTCAATGCCACTTGTAGTTCCTTTTAGTTTATTAACTTCATCATCAAATGCGCGGTCTGCTGCGTCACGTAAAGCTTCAAAGTCTGGGTCATCTTTTAGCCCTTGTTCTAATAGCGTATCTACAACATTTTGGCGGTAGTCATCAGTTGCCAAATTAATATCGCCACCATAATCAGGATCGCTTGCTTGGTCAAATGCGGCACGCGCATTAGTTCGGGCAATACCTTCAACTTTTGCTCTATTAGTTTCAAAAGTTTCTGCTCTATCTTTATCCGCAAATTCTTGGTCTTGTGCTTTTTCTAACTTTGCCGTTTCTTCGTAAGAGGGGCGTCGTTGGTTAGGTATATCGCGGATAGCGTTAGCAAAATCTGTATCACCCGCTTGTTCGTAGCGGTCGGCAATACGTTTAATACGAGCATCAGTATCGTTGTACGCAGGGGCTGTTGGGTCGTCCTTAATACGCTCGGCATACGCAGCTTCAGACGCAGTGTCTATTTTTGGCGCTGCTTTTTCTTTGCGCCGTATTTGTTCTTCGTTTAATAATTCAAACTCGTTGTTGCTAAGATAAACGTTAGAAAGTTCTTTTTCTAGCTGCTCATCAGACAACGCTTGAATTGCTTCAAGTGTAACGTTCCCACGAGTTAATGCAAACGGCTGTGCTCCTTCTCCAGTAGTAGCTCCTGCAACATCCTGTCCAGTAGGAACCACTCCACTTGGCTCAGCGACTCCAACTCCTGCGGCGGGGGGTTCTGCACTGGGCTGTCTAGCCACGCTAACGCTTTCTCCACTTGGAGTATTGATAGGTTCAGCAACATTTGCTGTTCCTCCTGTTTCGTTCTGCGCAAGCTCATCTGCTTGTGCCTCCTCTTGAGCTAGTTGCTGTGCGTCAAGCTTTGCCTGTTGCGGTGGAACTCCAACCGCGATCAGTTCTTGTGTGATCTGCTCTACACGATCTTTGGGTATATTAACAGCCGCAGCTTTATTCTCGGCTTTTATAGCATCGGCAACTCTACGCGCCGCCATATTTCCGGCAGTATCAGGGGGCGTGCCTAATGCAATCAGTCGTTCGTATTCCTCTTGAACACGGGCTTTACGTACTGCGTCCGGTGTTGTCTTTGGTATGGGTGGTGGGGGTGGAGGTGCTTGCTGTAAGTCATCGCTTGGGCGCACTTCCCCAAGTTCACCTAAATCCATATTTACTGGTTCTTTTTGCGCAGCAAGTTCAGCGTTAATTGAAGCTTCTTGCTCAGCCATTCTAGCGTTACGTAAATTAGAACGCGCTTCTAGCGGAGCAGTAACGACTCCGGCCAAAGCTTCAAGTAACACATCGGCGGGTTTGTCATCGCCTGTGGCTTTTTGTGCTGCAAATTCACCGCCAGCACCGCCAGCCGTTTGAGTTGCCAGCTCTTTACCCCAAGCAGACAAAGTAGCTTTTTTAGCCGCAGCCCCAGCAAGCTTACCTTCAGCAATAAGAGCTTGCGCAGGTTTTAAGAACCTGCCAGCTACACCCAGAGACAAACCGTCAATTACACCAATAATCAAACCGCGTTTAGCGGCTTTATCGCGCATCTCTGCAATAATTTTTGGGTTGGACAACGCTTTAGATATTGCGTTTGCATCCAACATATTGACGCCTTTGTCCTGCAAGACGTCAGCCATAACCGAGCCATACTCAGTAGCACCTGATGTAGAGCCACCAACAACAGATCTAGTTACAACTCCAGCAGGGCCGAGTACTAAAGCAGGAACCATACCGGGCAAGGATACTGCCACGGACTCCACCAACATGGTAAACGTTGCACGTGGGTTAGAAGCCAAAGCGGAGATAGCTTCGCCGTAGGTTTTGGAGTTGCCGATTGCTTCCATACCCGCACGTATATCTTGGGAAGGGGCAGCGGCTGCTCTTTGTTTTGCATTGCGTGCTAGTAAGCGTCCCGCAGCATCAGCGTCGGCTACACCAGTCTGAAATAGGTAGCTTGTAGCAATATCACCTAAACTTGCATCCACACGCCTAAACATATTACCGGTTGCTTCTGCGGCATATTTTCCGGGGGATTCAGTAAATTTAGTTTTGGGTGTAGCTTTGACCGTGCCAGTGGGTTCAGCCCTAGCGCGAGGCGGCGCAGGTACAGCCATTGGCGCTTGCTGTTTAAAGTAGTCACTACCTCGTTGCTGCCCGTGCTTAACTACGTCCTCAAAATTAACACCCATGCTTTGAAGAGACTGTTTTAGTTTCTCTTGGTTAGCACCCTCTTCAAGAAGGTTAACGGCATCGTCAAGCATTTCAACCCTATTTTTATACGGGGCGCGTTTAGGCTGCTCGGATATTTTTTCTACTACGGGGGTAGCCGGAGCAGGCGTTGGCGCGGGGGCTGGTCTGCTTTCCGCAATTAAACTTTGAACGGTAGAATCAATAACGTCTGGGTTTGTGCCGTCGGGAAACCTTAGAACTCTTCCATCCGCGAGTTTTGCCTCGATTGCCATAAAACCCCTTTAATTGATTCGCTTACCGTTTGCATCGTAGTTTAATACAGCCCCGGGTTTAGCGGAAGAGGTTGCAGCAGGGGCAGCGGTTGGGATGTAATCTACTGCCTGATTGGGGTCAAAGTCGTCGGAGCCAGCGTTAGGATTTTTTGTCATCCAGCCACTCTTATACGCTGCTTCAGCGGCTTTTTCATTACCACCATTAGCCTCAACGTATTTTTTCCAAGCAGATTTTCTAATTGATTTAAAGTCAGCAAGAGCTGTTTGCGCGGCAGTATTTTCTTTAGATTTAATCGTATCTGCTGCTCTACTACCCACAGTTGGCCCCTCTTTACCAGTAGAAATAATATTTATACGGGCTTTAATTTTCTTTTCCAAAATTGGAATTTGAGGATCCTCGGGATTTTTAGCCTGCATTTCAATAAGTTTGTCTTGCATGGCGGCTGTCTCGCGATCAACCTGCGGGAGTTTAGTACCTGCATCGCCAGAACCAGCGCCTTTACCAGCAGGACGTAGAGACTGTAATGCTTTAGCATCCAAAGTACTCAGAGCAACAGCTTTGTTTAATTTAAATCTATTAGCGTCGGCTCTTTCTTTACGCGCAGTCTCCATAGCAGCCTGTGCGCCACGGATGTTACCCATACGTTCTTTGCGTTGTGCGTCGGCCAAAGCAAATTGCATTTGCTCAATAGAACGTTGCTCATTTATATCAGCACGTTGTACTTCACCCATCTCTTTGGCAAATACAGGGAATGCTTTTGACGCGCCACGAGCTAAAGTATTGCCCTCAAGAATAGCGCCAGCAGCAGCTAGTAAAGCCAAACCTTCTCCTTGGCTCTTGCTTTTACTACGCGCACCTTCTCGCTCTGTAAGTCGTCTATTAGCTGGCGCGTAAATATCTGGCCCAGCATTTTTTTCGTAGAAATCAAAGGTATCTTGGCGCATTTTTTTAGCTTCATCAGGCGTAAAGCCGTCGTCTTTAATGCCTTTAATAACTCCACGAGACTCTAAATAATTTCGAAAAGCCTCGTCCTGCATAGCTGGGTTACCTTGGGATCCATCATCTATAACCGTGGGTTCATTAACTCCGGCTTCGGTTAACAGCCGAGACAAAGGATCATCTCTAACTGCGTCGCCAGAGCTACTTGGATAAGCGACAGAGCCTGCAGAATTAGCCGTATAAGCAGGGCCACCTGATTGGAACGCAACAATACCGCCCTCGGCAAAGTCTTCTTCGGGTGTGTACATACCAGCCAAACCACCAGAGGCTGCTTGCATAGTAGGCTGTGGCATAGGAGCACGTTGTTGCGGGGGCATACCTTGAGGCGGCATACCCTGACCACCCATTGCGCCGGGCACCATTGCGCCTAGACCTTGTTGCATAGAAGGAGGGGCTAAATTTTGAGCAACAATAGAAGGAGCAGAAGTTGGCTGTTGTGCTTGACCCGCCATAGCCATCATGTCGGCTTCTTTAATTAAGCGTAGTGCGTTAAGCGCAGTGTAAGAGTCTAGGCTTGCATCAGGGCTTTGGCCCATGACCGCAGCACGAAGCATATCGGGTTGTTTTCTATACCGTGCGGCATAGACAGATGCCATATCAATTGCCATGATATTTCCTTAGACCAAGTTGTTCAAAGCAAGTGCGCCGAGACCGCCACCATTAGACATAGCCACACCACCGTTAGCCATAAGCTTACTAATACCAGCCGCGCCAAGACCTAGAGCAGTAATGTTTTGCATTGTTGAAGGAGGGGCTTGGTACAAAGCCGAGCCGGTCTGAGTCAGTGGTGCGCCACGGATAATGTCAGACATAAAGCCAAGTTGCTTGTATGGGTAGTTCTGGTAGTTTAAGAAGTCTTGATACTTAGTATCAATGTCTCTTTGCATCTGCGCTTGCTGCTGCAGGCCGTACTGGTTCTGCAGTGCGTTGATGCCCATGTTCTGCTGATACTGAGCACCGCCCAAGTTACCAAGTGCATTTGCGCCGGTCAGTGCTGTCTGAAGACCTTGTAGACCCAGACCCGCACCAAACTGACCTTGTTGTGCATTTAATTGAGCAGCATTTTGTCTTGCGGCTTGTTCAGTATTAAACTGACCCATACCTTGTTGATAAGCACTTTGTAGTCCTTGGGCAGCAATATCACCTTTTTGACGAGCTAAGTTACCTGCTGCCTGACCCCGCATCAGGTAATCACCACTGCCGCCAAACGCGCCGGAACGGGCAGCTTGAGCGCCTTGTGCCTGCTGAGCAATCTGGGCTTGGCGTTGAGCGTCAGCTTGTTGACGAGCAACAACTTCGCCCATATAGGGGGACATGTACTGACTAGCAGCGCTAGTGCCGGGTGTGTATTTACCGGTAGCTTGATCGTAAGACCCTTGTGTGCCGCCAACAAAAGACTGTGTGTTTAATGGGTTGTATGTAAAACTAGTATTTAGTGCGCCAAGGCCAGCTTGTCCAGCTAAAGCAGTTGCGTCTTTTAGTTGAGGTGCGGTCTGCATCATTGCAGCGTTTTCGTACGACTGCATCTGCATAGGCGCAAACTGGGCAGTACGCTCTCCCTGATACTGCATGTAGGGGTTAGTAGATGTATCTGTTAACGCTTGCGCTTGACCAAGTACCTGTTGCGCGTAAGGCGCAATCTCCGGTGCAAAACCTATTTGATTTTGCTGTACTTGTGTTGGGTCAGAGTAACCAAGTTTTGGATCGTATGCCATGTTCTAGTTCCTTATGCGGGAAGATATTTTTCGGAGCGGCTATTCTTTGCCACTCTACCTCTACCGACTGTACCTCGGCGGGCTTTTTGGATGCGATCCATCATCGCGTATAGCTTGCGTGCACCAGCTTCAGTTGAACCGTTACCTAGTTCAGATACGATGCGTGCGGGTACAACAAACTCACCGTCAGCTAAACGTGCGGGGCGTTTGCCGCCAATAGATGCAGGGATGGAGTCAGATACGCCATCACCGGGGCCGCGAAGCAGTCGGCCACCATCCGAGTAATCGCCAAGATTAAATTGCTGAGCCATGCCGCCACGAGCCATAGCCATATTCATTAAACCACCACCTGCGGCTTTCTTAGTGTACTTACGCCCGCCTGCTTTGCCATATTTAAGGTAGTGCTCATACGCAGCGGCAGCGGGATCGTCTTTAGTACCAAAGTTAGCTTTGCCAGCATCTAACTCAGCTTGCACATCGGGGTTTGCTTTTAAGTAAGCGTCGGCATCAAAGTTAGTTTTTTCATCAGCCGCTGTTTTTTCATCTAATTTTGTCTGGTCAATCTTGCCATCTTCGCCAACTAAGTCTTTAGCACCTGTAAACAGCCTGCTAATTTCGTTGATTGACCTTCCGGAAGCCTGCGCAATCTGTTCAGGCGACAGGTTGTTTGTAGTTGCCCAAGTGTAAAACGCGTCGGTAGACGGTTTTTTGTCCATGAACGCTGTGACGTCGGCGTTTGTCAAGTTGTAAGATTTCTTGCCATCTTTGTCGTACGTAGGAATAGCGTAGTCAGGGTTGATCTTGTACTGTTTAGTAGCAGGATCAAACAGATACATCCTCTTAGACGACGCCATAGGAATGCCTAATACCGACGAACTGTATGGCTTCATGAGCTCGCCAGTTTTTGTATACGGTACAGGATCGTAGTCTGTCTTGCCTGTTAAGTAGTCATAAGATTGCTTAGAACCACCTCTAAGTGGGTACTTATCTTCAACCGCTTTTAAAGAAGCGAAGGTTGGGGAGGTATAGCCTAAGCTACCGCCGCCTCTTACGTAATCATCACGTACTTCACCCATCCCTAAAGTTAAATCAGGACGAGTTGTGATTGTGCCATTGGGGTTTATTGTGGTTATACCTGCGCCACTTACGCCGGGTGGCAACGCTGTACTAACCGCCGTAGAAATATTAGTTGGCGTAGTTACGTTGGTTATAGGCGGGTTAAAGGTTTCAACTATGCGTATAAGCTCACACGCAGTGCCCGCTGCATTTAATTTATATCCGGTAGGGCAAATTATTGGCGTTGTTGTCTTTGTTTTTGCTGCGTCGTAGCGTGCCTGTACTTCTCTAGTAGACAGACCAAACGCTTGCGCCATATCATTCACGGAGTAACCACCCTCGTCCATGAACTTGACCCAGTCTTTGTCGGAAACATTTCCGCTTAACTTTTTAGAAAGCGCGTACGCTCCTTCATCTAACTTATATCCACGCTTAATGTCGGCCAGTGACCAACCGGCGTACTTAGGATCATCTGCCAAAGCCGCTTTGTAGTATTCGTCAGGATCAACACCTTGCGCAAGCATTTGGTTATAGATACCCAAAGTGCCGGAACCGCGAGTATCAAGGGTAGAACCCACAAACGGACTAGTCAAACTGGCAATGTACGCATTGACTGCGGCGGGGTCAGCGTTTGTAGCCTTGGTTGCTGCGGTAATGTCTGCGGTTGGGTTTGCTGCTAAGTAGCTACCAATTTGCTCGTTAGTGTATTGCGTGTACGTAGGGGCTGCAGTGGCGGCTTGAACCACCGGCGCGGCGGCTGCTTGAACCACTGGCGCTTCTGCGGCCTGAACTACTGGTGCTGCAGCTTGAACTACAGGTGGTGGGGCGGCATATTGAATACCACTCATGTCCCCTGTGTAGCCTAAATTTTGTGCCACAGTTGCAGCATCGGCTTGACTGAGGCCATACTTGCTTACAACGTCCTGCGCACTCATGCCAGCCTCAGCAAGTAGTCGGCTAGCTTCTCCGTAGTTTCCAGCTTGATATGCGGCAAGGGCTGCGTCACCGCCGTTTGCAAAATGAGCAATACCGCCTTCAGCCATACGAACAACAGGCTCACTACGTTGAGTGAAATCTAATTGGCCGGGGTTGTATCCACCGTCATCAAAACCCATCAAACCACCACCAGCCGCCCTAGTCGGCGTAGCTTGGTAAGGGTTCGCAGCGGTATATGTGCCGCTGTATGGGTCAAAGGTATAGGGGCTAATCATGCCGGGTTTAGTAACCGTTTGCGGTAGTTTATTTTGCACATTTGCACCCGCAAGAATAGCGGGGCCAAACGCATACCCTAAGTCTTTAGCGTTAGTTTTAAGCGCTTGCATGGGGTTATTTTTAAACTGATCTACTGTGCTACCAAAACCCCTAGATAATTTTTCAAAAGGAGTTGCATTTTCTACTGCATTGGTAGCGACTTGACCAACTGCATCTGCACCAGCAGTAGCCCCCGCCCCACCAAATGCGCTAGACATACTCTCGAGACCAGAAAGTTCTGTAGCTTGTTGGGCGGCTAAAAGATTTGCATCCGCTCCTAAAGCGCTACTTCCCGCCGCAGTCATGCTAGAAGTTAAATTAGCACCACCATAAGCACCAAGCCCTGCTTGAATACCCTTACCTAAATCACCTGTACGCACAGTCTGGATGCCGCCTACAATCATCGCCGACACGTTAGGGGGCACACCCATAAAAGTTAAACCTGCGCCAAGAATAGTTGGCAGGAGCTTATCCAAGAAGCCAGCTTCAGGTAGACCCGTCTCAGGGTTAACAGTCAATGAGCCACCGTGGGCCATAGCCAACGCTTGTAGTCCCTGCACTTCACGTGGGGACATGTGGATAAGCATCGAGTCGGGGCCGCGACCTTTGGATGCCATGTGGTCGGCTAGTACAGCAAGGCTCATAGTTGCCTCTCAAAATGGGGGTTGGTCGATAATATCATGTTGACGTCTTTATGCGAAGCATTTGGCTACCAGCTTGTACACCATCTTGTGTATCTCTGTAAACATCACCCAAGCGCAAGTTAGCAAAGTCAGCTTCAGTCGGCAGTGTCTCGATGTTCAGATTCAGCGTTGCCCCACCCATGTCACCGGGGTTGTTTAACTGATTGAAGTACAGGCGTAAGACGTTGTTTAGTTGGCTGAAGTAGCGGGCGTCGTACTCTCTTGGAGCCAGTGGCAAGCTTGGTGGGGGTGCGTTTAGTTCAGCCACAAGTCATCTCCTCCCATCAGGACGAATGTCAATACGGGGTGCGCCCAACTGCCAGCAAGTGTTAATTTGGTTGGAGCTAATCTTAAAGATCATCTGGCGACCGCGCATGCGTGTGTATATCTGCCCTGTAAACTGTTCTGTAATAACGTATGTATTACTCTTAGACACAGGTTGTGAAGCTGTACTTGTAACCCCAGAGCCAGAATTAGCCAACCCTTGCAAAGTCATGGCTACTGAGGGTAGCGCACCAGCGGGAGTACTCTCAGCGTTCTCAAAGGTCAAGTCAGGTAATACACGCCACACAAAACCAAAGTTATGGCCGTCACCAATATCAAACTCAGACGAGCTAATGTAAGCATCAATCGCAACAGCGGTGCCGGTTGTATTGTCATTCAAACCTGTCTCATGGTTAATCAAATTACCTGTGGCTGTGTTCGTAAAATAGTTTGCCGCAATTGGGTATGACTGCAAGCCTGAATCTAGCCAAGCAGTACGTGACATGGTGCCGTAATACCAGATTTTCTCAACGTAGTTGTATATGACGTACTTGTCAATGGCTGTGCTGTTAGCTGAGCAGTAGAACCACCAGACCTCGTTGAAGCCTTCGTTGGTGCCTGCAAATACTTGCAAGCCCTGATCTTGGTTAAGATCACTAAACACAAAACGGCGCAAGTCGCAATTAAGCGTTTGCACGCGGCCATCGTAAGAATAGAATTTATCTACGCCCATCCAGTACACAATACCCGAAGCAATTACAGCCGCGTTTGTGCTCATGATAGAAACGTTGTCACCTAAAAGTTGCGGTGCCCACACGTACGGGGGGCCGAGATACTGCAAAGAGTACACAGCCGAGTCAGTAAATACTATAATTTCTTGACGAGTTTGAACTGTAGTAATAATCTCAGAGCCATGAGAAATGCGTATAAATCCCGCTTGGTTTGTGGGGTCAGGTGTCCAGTTAAAAGGATCATCTTGCGCTGACCAACGGATTAGCATGGGGTCT